CAGCTACGGGTCGTGACGGCCCTATCATTGAGGCAGCAGCGGCTTACTCCCTGCGTAACCTTAGTGACTCCTATGCGGGTGATGTAGTCGAGGTTCGTCGTGGCTCTGACGGAAACACGGAGTCCTTTACGGCTACTGAGGTTACTGATGGTACGCTGGTGGCTTGGGTTAGTGAAGCTCCGATAGCTCAGAACTCTACGAGCAATCCATATACAACTTTTACCAATGCTTCAAATACTGGGTTTACGGCAACACTTTCTTCTGCAACCGCCTATGCGGGTTTTGGAGGCGTTATTGGGTCAAGTGGAGACAGCGTTACAGTTTCTTTCGATTTAGATGTTGTTTCTGGCTCTCCAAGTGTAGCCCTGCGAGCAGGCTTGGGAGCCATTGCTTCAAAGTCAAATCTAGAAACTAACTTGGGAAGTGGAAGTTATTCATTAACTTTTAATGCAACAGCAACTTTTGGGTTTATAGGTTTCTCTGAGGGCGACCTTCCATCGGAGTTTACTGTTAGTAATTTTGAAATTACATCGGTCAGCGGTGCGACATATGTTAGAGACGGAACCGTATCCAAATGGTACGACCAGAGTACAACCTCTGGTGTCCCTAATGCTAAGCACGCAGTGCAGACGGATGCAGCAAAGCAGCCTAAGATTGTTGATGCTGGTAGTTTGGTTACTGGTGGTTTGGCCTTTGATGGGGTTAATGACAGACTAGATGCAGCGTACCCTATGACAAGCAACGCTGGGATGTCGCTTTTTGTGCTAGCTAACATTGCAGACGGTCAATCGGCAGCAACTATTGTAAGGCAGGGACAACAAAATCCACAATCTGCTTGGATTTTTCAAATTTCATCAGACCCTGGTGATCCATTGGCAATTATTCGTAGCAGCACTGGTACGGTTAGTACCTCAACCACTGAGAAATATATAACAGCTGGAGGTCTGGGTGATAAATTTGGCGAGTTTGCCCTGTATGGAGCAAATCATTCAAATGGGATTGGTAGGGAGATTCTTGTAAATGGGGAAAGCCTTTCATTGACAAAGCCCTTTGGTAGTGACCAGAGTTCGACGCATAATTCTACCCAAGCACTAACCATAGGAGACTCAACAACAGGCACTAGTCCATTGCAGGGTATATTTTCTGAAGTCATCCTTTACTACACCGACCAGTCCGACAACCGTACAGCTCTTGAGGCCAACATCGGTGAGGTCTACGGCATCGCTGGTATCCCTGCTTATGACAACACCGTCAACGGCTTCGTGGAGACTTGGTATGACCAGTCAGGTAACGGCAATAATGCTACTCAGTTGACTGCTGCTTATCAGCCTAAGATTGTTAATGCTGGCGTGTATCTTGGTGAAGTAGATTTCCTTAATGGAACTAGTACTTTCCTTGAGACTAATAATTCTGACCTCGCCAATTTATCAGAGCTTTCGCTGTTTAGTGTCCTAGAGCCTGTCACTGCAAGCATTAATGAATTTCCAGTTTCCGCTGGAAGTATAGTAAATTCAACGGGAAATTACGGTGGCTGGGCAATTTGGGCTAATGGTTTTGCTGACAGATTGGATTTTACTACACAAGCCAGAGGCAGTGGAACTAATACACAGGCTCAAAAAGGCATTACAAGCACCAGCCCCGTTGTATATTCCGCCATCCTTAACGGGACTGACGGACAAGCATCGGTCAATGGTGTTTTAGGGACAGAGAATACTAGTATGATAACGCCGAATAATACTGATACAACTCGACGTAAACTACGACTTGGTTGCCAGTACACCTTTACTCCAGCTTCTTTTTATAGTGGCGCAATGAAGGAAATTATTCTGTATACCTCCGACCAGTCAGCCAACCGTCCTGCCATCGAAGCAAACATTAACAATCAATACGACATCTACTAATGCTGTACTTAATCTACGACACTAAAGAGGCGGCCATTGACCGTGCTGACGAGGAGGGCAAGTACATTGGCTTTGACTACTGGATCGAGGACAACGGTGAAGGCACACGGTGGCTCACTTACCCCAATGAAACCATTGATTACAAGTGGGCACTGGACGTAACTCACTACGAGTTGGATTCCCAAGAGCAAGCGGATGCCGTACCCTCCTACGTTCCTTTACCTGAACCACCTGAAGAAGCAATCTAATGCAGGACATCGTGTACAAATCAACAATCGGAACAGGGGGCTTTATAGCTACCATCGAACTCGGTAGCATTAACGAACTTCTAGGACTAGTCGTGGGTTTTGCTACTCTAGTCTATATGACTGCATCAGCAGTCAAGGTAATCAAGGAACTCCAGAACAAGGATTAATATGACACCAGAACTATTAGCAATGCTAGGAGGGGGCGTAAGCGGCTTCGTAATGAAGATGATCGCAGCGCAGTCCGAGAATCAGGCACGTCTCTTTGAGCGTATGCTCCAGAAGCAGGTAGCAGCGGATGACTCAGCGGATCGTGCATCAGCTCGTGGTGGTGTGTATATGCGCCGTCTCATTACGGCGGCTGTCATCTTTGCTATTGTAATAGCCCCATTCGTCTTTGCATTCACGGACATAGGTGTTAGTATCCAATCGGAATCCAAAGGCTTCCTAGGGCTATTCAAGAGCCTTGAGTGGTCCACTGTACAGGGTTTTGTTATCCTACCAGAGATCCGCCAAACAGCTTTAGCCATCGTGGGTTTCTACTTTGGCTCATCCCAAGTCAAATAACCAACAAGATTATGCCACAAGGAAAAGGAACATACGGAAGTAAAGTCGGTCGCCCAGCAGGAAAGGGCAAAGCAATGCCCAAACGGAAGAAGTGCTAATGCCTGACAAGTCCAAGATGAAGTGCAACGTACCCCGCCGTGAAGTACAAGGCGGTAAGAAGTCCGTTGTGAAAGCTTGCCAAGGAGGGAAGGAAAAGATCGTACGATTTGGAGATGCTAATATGAGCATCAAGAAAAGTACACCTGCTAGAAAGAAAAGCTACTGCGCTCGTAGCGGTGGCATCAAGGGTACGACTAATAAACTATCAGCTAATTACTGGAGCCGTAAGGCTTGGGATTGCTAACAACCAGAGGAATAATACTTGTCACGCTATAGCACATACGGAAGTAAAGATGACCCCATCCAGGATGATATGGATGCAGGGTTCATTGGGTTTAATAACTATAGCCGACCTGATCAGCTTACCTCGGGTATGCTTGCCTCTAGTTCAAATGGACGCATAGGCAAGAACGGAGAGTGGCAGGTACGAAAGGGTATCAATGTAATTAAAGCACCCTTTGCTTCTGGCGACGATGTACTGCGTCTTCCTACTAATGCAGAGACTCTGGTAGATCCTACTGTAGTTGCCCTACTGCCTACTACGATTCGGTCCGCTAGTTTGGTTAGCAATGAAGTGCTAATTGTTATCGATGACCCATCGGTAAACCCAGACTTAGTTCCAGGTCACGTCTTTGTTGCAGGTGATAAAATCTACGTAGAGAACGTAGTAAGTACTACAACTGACCCCAATGGCCTGCATACAATCACGGACGTAACTGACAATGGTGCTACGATTACAATCAAGTACGCCTTGACTGGAGCCGATGAAACCTATGCAGTTGCACTTACCTTACCTTTTAACTTAGATGACGGAGGGGTAGAGCCGCAACTTACAGTACTCACTGAGTCCCCTGTAATTGGTTTTAATATGGTCTTCGATCAGGGGGCTGTTTCAGCCGTGTACTCAAGTACAACCTTTAGCGACCCTAATCAGGACAACAATCAGTTCATTGTCTTGGCATCCAATATTAGTGCAGTAGCTACTGACTTAAATAATACTAGCGTATCCATTACAATGGGCTATCCATTGAATGAAAACGTACCACCTGCAAGCAGTATGCTTCAGGCATTTAACAAACTCTTTATCTTCCGTGACGGACAGACTGCACTAGAGAACGACAACTTCTTTAGTCCTATTGCCATTACGGCAGCAAGTACTCTTGCTGGATCAGAGGTAGTCACGGTAAGTAGTACCTTACCTCACAACCTAGCTATAGGCGATGCAGTTACAATTTCTGGACTTACTAACTTTGTTGTAGGCGAGGACCCCAATGGAACTTGGGTTGTTAATACAGTACCTGATTCTACTAGTTTTACGTATGACCTTCCAGCTGCTTTTCAAGCAGCAGCTATCTATACGGTCAGCGCACTGTCACTTATATCTCCAGGGTTTAAACTGGTTGCCAGTGGAGAGTACAGTCAGCCTAAACAACTTTCTCCTAGTAGATTAGACATTACGGACGGCAAGGCCGTTGCTACATTTACTAATGCAGACGCAATGAATGGAATAAGAATTGGAGATACCATTGAAATTGAAGCAATTGGAAATTCCCCACTGGTAATAGGAGAAGATTATATAATTGCTGAAAGGACGGAGTCCCCAGCTACGCTGTCTTTTTATGTTCAGCACGAAGATACTTTAAACGCTCAGGGTGTTATATTTCAACAGCTCGTATCTCAGGGCCTTGGGTTCTCTCATATGCCTGCACCAGAGTACGCAGCATATCACCAGCGTAGGCTGGTAATGCCCTTCAAGTACAGCGTAGAAGATGCAGTTGATACCTTCACGTACCGCAAGATCCTAGACGAAGTAATTATTTCTGACATCTTGGACTCGGATACCTACGACCAGATCTACGGTCAGTATAGGTTTAATGCAGGTACAGCGGACTTTAACGTAGCTCTGCATTCTTTCTCGGATGACAAGCTATTAGTATTTAACCGTAACAGCGTTCACCTAGTAGGCGGAGCAGGGGCTAATGCAACGGTGCAGTTAATTACGAACGAAGTAGGGTGCGTAGCGAGACAGAGTATCGTGCAGGTAGGAAACAATATTTTGTTTCTGTCGGACAACGGTGTATACGGTGCTAACTTCCAGGACCTGTACAATCTGCGTGGCAACGAAGTGCCACTAAGCTCAAGCATTAACCCAACTATACAGCGGATTAACAGAGACGTATGGGACAAGAGCGTAGGAGTATACTTTGATAATAGATACTACTTAGCTGTCCCTCTGGATGGCAGCCAAGTCAACAACGCTATCTTAATTTTTAACTTTATTAACAAGCAGTGGGAGAGTATTGACACTACTGCTGCGGCTGACTGGAACATTGCTAACTTAATTGTTGCTGGTAAAAAGTCCGACCGTGCAGTATATGCGATCAACACACTTGGCGGGTTGCACAGGCTTGATGCCCGTGTAGGTGCATCGGACTTACTTTCTACTGAGATACCCGTACAGGGTCAGGAGGCTAGCGTACCGTATGATATACCAGCTGCAGTTACCACTAGGCAGTTCACAATGGGGACTATGAACCGTAAGCGTTGGAACAACTTTGAGCTGCACGTGCAGTCATCTGTGGATAATGAGTCCGACCTGAGCATTAGCGCAGAGCTAGAAAACATTGACGCAGTTGTAGAACTTGGTACACTAAACGAATTAAACTCAGGTACTAACCTAGCTATTGACGAGGATGTTTCCGTACGTGGTAGAATAGGTAACAAGCGAGCATACGGAATGCAAGTCACCCTCAATAATACAGTTGGCCGCCCTCGATTCAGAGGAATTAAAGTTGGTGCAGCTGAAGCATTTAGATCAACAAATACAGCAATATAAGATATGGCTACAATTACAATTACCCCAGGAAACTCATTTACCCCTAATCAAACGGTAACCTCTACTAGGCTCAATGACCTTGGCTCGCCTACGGCGGCCTTGACTGCTGCCTCTATTGGCACGGCTGACATTGCGGACGATGCTATTACTTCTGCACTTATTGCAGATGATGCAATTACTACTGCATCAATCGCTGACGATGCTGTAACTACTGCATCAATCGCTGACGATGCTGTAACTACTGCATTAATCGCAGACGATGCAATTACTACTGCACTTATTGCTGATGATGCTGTTACTTCAGCTTTGATTGCTGATGATGCTGTAACTACACCTGCTATCCTAGATGCCAACGTAACCTTTGCTAAACTTACGGATGTTATCGATAGCGATACAATGACTGGTGCTAGTGCTACTACATTGGCTACATCGGAAAGCATTAAGGCTTATGTAGATGGTGAAATCACTAGCAACGGCATAACTCAAACTACTGGAACTGCTCCTTACTATGGTTGTAGGGCTTTTGCATCTTATAACGGATCTACTCAAGTACTGAACAATGGAGCAAACATTGCCAGTGTAACTAGAAATTCAGTTGGTAAGTATACGTTTAATTTTGATGTAGATATGCCCGATGTAAACTACAGCCTAGTTGTAGGTGGTACATTTTTTGGTCAAGTTAATAATGCCTTTATATCAGCATTTCAAACTACCAGTAAAACAACTTCCAGTTTTCAAATACAAGCCGCTGGCGGTGGGCCATCAAGTTCTACTTTTATAGATCAGCCAACTGTAGACGTTGCAGTCTTTCGCTAATGAACCCCCTCCTTCAATCAGCTTAACAATTTAAATTATGCCCATTATAAATAAAGGAACAGCGTTCTCCAACGGAGAACAACTTACGGCTGACAAGATCAACAACCTGTTGGACCTAGCTACGTTTAACCAGTCAGCTACTGACAGTGCTTCGACTACAGTTAATTCTGCTAGTCAGATTATAGTAAGGGACAGCGGCGTTACTACCGCCAAGCTGGCTACTGATGCTGTAGAGACAGCTAAGATTAAAGATGCCAATGTGACTACAGCTAAGATCCTGGATGCTAATGTAACCTTCGCAAAGCTTGCTGATGTCATCGACGATGATACAATGGCTACGGCTACCGATACTACATTGGCTACCTCCGAAAGCATCAAGGCTTATGTAGACAGTATAAGCTACACTCCAAACATTGTCCAAGCTGTTAAAACAGATACGTTTGTGCAATTAAATCCCCAAGGTGCGTGGTTTGATATTCCTGACCTTTCGCTTTCAATTACCCCGACTTCATCTAGCTCCAACGTCTTGATTAGTGCAGATGTTTTATCTACTGCTGACAATAACAACTACCCAACTCGCTTCAGGTTTGTCCGTGATGGTGTTGCAATTGCCCTTGGTGATGCTGATGGAACTATACAGCAGTGTTCCTTTACGGGCAGTCCCCTCGGTCCCTACGCCCCTTGCTCGGGGGGGATGTCTTACCTTGACTCGACAGCAGTAGTTGCTGGAACGCCAGTTGTATATAAAATTCAGGTCAGTAATTTTAGCACTGTAGGTATTTATATCAATCGGGGAACTTCAACTACCACCACTAACCAAGCTGGACGAGCAATCTCTACCTTAATAGCAACCGAAATTCCACAGTAATTAATGAACCCTCTTCTTCAATCAGTACAGCTAGCGTTGCAAAACGCTACGCAAAAGGAAGCCCTTGTCTACATCGATAAGGTAGTGGACTTCTGTATTGAAAAGGAGAACGGCAAGGTACTGGACGGATGGCCCCGTGACTTAATACAACTGCTTGTATCCTACCATATGGCTAAGGATACCTTTATTGCAGAGCAGGACACAGAGGGTAATATCTCAGGGGTCTTTATGTGGTATAATTGCGATGAAGACGATGACTGGTTCTTTATTCAGAACTGGACACCAGACCGAGAAGACGGGGATGCTATATTCTTGGCCTTTATCTTTGCAGAAAACAATACAGCATTTAAGGGGATTACACGTCAATTTATTGCTATGTGCCCTGAATTTGCGGAAAAGAAATTAATAAGCATCAGACAAAAGAAAGGCATCCCTACTCGGGTGTCGTACAGTTCTAATTTATTCAACAAAATCTTAAACATATAATATTATGGGAGGCGGAAAAGGAGGATCACCAAAAGCACCAGCACCAATTGACCCAGGTAAGTCAATGGGTGAATACTTATTTGGTAAGGGCTTTAGTGGTCAATACCAAGGCATCACGGACCCTCGATTGCAGGATCGTCTGATTGCTTCGGAGGGTAGATACCGTCCGCAGTACACTGCCCTAGAGCTGGCTGACATCAACACGATGGCTTACGGCACTCAAGGCGGAAAAGATAGTGCACAATATAAGAGGCTAGAAGCTGAACTTGCAGGTCTTAAGGCTGGTCAAGAAGTTTCAGCTGGAACTCGTGCACAACGAACTGCCGAACTTGAGAAGCAAGCGGCGAAAATGTTTCCAAGTAAGGAAAAAGGGAGGTCGAGTAAAGGCGGTAGAGGTAGACGTGGAGGTTCAAAAGGAATTGACCCAGCTATAGCACAGCGAGAGGCATTTATTAATGCTTCACTTGGCACAGGAGTGGAGGACCGTGCAGCTAGGATCGGACAAATTGAATCTCAATTATCCCAGATGGAGACTGCTCCAGGACAGGCTGGCTTATTCGATATGCTCGAAGATCAGTCAACTCGTGCAGGCAAGTTACAGCGTGAGCAGTTGCAGTTGCAACGTGAGTCAGATGTAGGAGCACTAAAGGAGTTTGCTCCTCAAGTAGTAGAAGCTTACCGTTCAGCTGACCCTTACAGCACAGGACTTGCGGAACAGGCAACAGATCGAGCACAACTCCAGGCCGCAAGTGCAGCAGAGCAACAGCTGCAAGCAATGGGTATGTCCTTGTCGGATTTATCTCCTACTGAACAGGAAGCATTACTTTCTCAGCGGGGTATGGAGTTTGCTGCATCTACAGGCGAACTTACTCCACTTGAGGTTCGCAGAGCGCAGCAGTCAGCAAGGCAAGCCTCCGCCTCTCGTGGTCGTGGAATGGATCAAAGTGCTTTATACGGAGAAATGCAGTCCCGTATGGCCCAGGAAATGGACAAACAGGGACGTGAGATTGCTATGGGTTCACAGTTGTTGGGACAACAAGCTGGGTTGCGTGGTTCTCGTCTTGGTCAGGGAGCAGGAATGCTTACTAGTAGCGAAGCACTTGCTGCACAACGCAGAGGTGAATACGGACAGAATTTACAGCAGGCGTTCGGTATGAACCGTCAGCTTGCAGGTGACGTAGGTATGACTATCTTAGGTCGCCCCTCTTCTGCTATTGGCCTTGGTGGTCAAATGCTAGGACAGGCACAGCAAGGCGCAGCAGGCCCTATGGGGCCTCAGTTGTTCGACCCTAATGTAGGTATCAATATGGCCTTGCAACAGCGAGGACAGGACGTTACGTTCCAAGGGATGCAGGCTCAGGCTAAGGCAGCTGGGCAGGCAGGTATGATGAGTGGAATCGGTTCAATTGCAGGTGGATTCTTAGGCAAATAGGAGGATAATATATTATGGCATTTCAAGCAGGAACACAGATTCGCCCAGAGCTGGGCAACGCAGACTTCAGCGGCTTTGCAAGAGCCGCAGAGATACGAGGTGCAGCAATGGCTGACCTTGGTTCAAAGATCGGTTCTGTCATTGAGGACTACAAGAAAGACAAGGAAGATAAGATCCAGAAGGATAACTTTGCGGCTGCGCTAATGCCTTACGCTACAAAAATGACTGGCGGAGATGCAGCAGAAGCGAAAAAGATTGTTAATCTTTTTGCTAGTAAACCTGAAAATGCTGCTGTTGTTATGCAATTTATGCAGCTTGGGCAAGAGCAGGAAAGGGCCGCACAAAAGCAACAGATCCTAGAAGGTGTAGGTGCAGGAACCTATTCGGCGCAAGAAGCATTTGCAATGGGTGTCTCTCCAGAGGAGATCAAAGCTTATACAGGTGTAACTGAAGGACAAACCGCAAAGCAGTTTACCGAGTCGGTAACTCTAGCTGCAGAGTCAGTCAATGGCACCTATGATCCAGCTCAACGAGCAATTGTGGTGGATGAAAGTATGATCCCTTTCTATGGAGAGAAATCTATTCCACTTTCAGACCCTATGTTTGAGCCTTACTTTGCAACGGCCAAGGGTCGGACTATGACTGGAAGGGGTTTCGATGTTCTTGGTACCTATGATTCCCCTCCTGTAGCGCAAGAAGAATACGTGCCAAATGCACCAGTAAGTTTACCCGAAGCACAGAGTTCGCCTTCAAACATCGGAAGTTCCTTATCAAGTATTTCTGGTATGGATCGTCCAGATGCAGCAACCTCAATCCTTCAAAGTGCAGAGTCTCCAATGTTTGTTGAGCCTACACTTAATGCTTCTGATGTTGCTTCAGGTGCAGTGTCAAAAATGTCAGACTTTTTTAAACGCAAGCTAAAAGAAAATGAAGCAATGCGTCAGTCAACATACGGTCTTTAAACCTGCACCCTAAATAAATTATATGGCAGTAAGCATAGTACGAGGTCCTGATGGTCGCCAACACGAAGTGCAGCACCCTGAAGGGATTGCATCTTCTCAAATTGTAAAGTATGCCCAGCAACAAATAGCCTCTGCATCCAATGCAGAAGACGCATTCGTTGTAGACGTAGGTAAGGGTTTGTTTGCAGGTGGATCTCAGGCGGCTGTTAGTTCAGCCGCTGGTGTTACTCAGTGGATGGGGCAGTCCTTTGGTAGCGATAGCTTATTGCAGGCCGCAGAGGATATGCGGCAGTACGGTCAAGGTATAGCCGAAGACATCGGACTAGACGAGGACTTCCGTCAGTCATTTTTTGGTCAGGTAGTACAAGGCCTAGGCCAGGTACCCGTTACTATTGGTGCAGGTGCAGCGGGTCTTGCTTTAGCTGGGCCAGCAGGTATGATAGGTGCAGCTGCCATCACTACAGGTGGCCAGATGTCGTCAGAGTTCCTCACTGATATGGAGGGAACCCTGGGTAAGGGTTACACCGAGTTTAACCCAGAGGAAAAAGCCAATGCCTTGACTGGTATGCTTGCACAGACTGCACTGGGTACTGCACTTGAAACAGTTGCTGTTGGTAAAGCATTGAAGCCATTGCTTCGCAAGCTTGAGACTACAGGTGTATCTGGCAAGGCACTAAAGAAAGCAATCGGCAAGGACAAAAATGCACTACGTGAAGTCGTGGAAGCTGCAGGTGCAGAGGGTTTAACTGAAGCAGCTCAAGGGCAGTCGCTAGATACTCTAGCTTCTATGCTTTACGACGAAGATCGTGAACTCATTACGATGGATACGCTTAAACGCCGTGCAATGGAGTTCGGCGTAGGTGCAGTAGTTGGTGGTACAATCAGCGGGGGAGTACAAGTTATTGGAGGTGCACCAAGTGCACCATCAGGCGGAACAAAAGCAGACCTAAAGAAACCAGTTCAAGAAAGATCAGAGCTTACTATCCCCGATGCGGTTACAGTAACT